GCGATCCCGGAACCCGTGAAGCCGTCGACACCGACATCCAACGGATCCAAACCCATGACCGCGCCGCAGCCGCCACCGCCGCCCGTGACCGCCACGGTGATGTTCAGCGGTGCCCTGGCGACGTTCACGTCGGAGTACGACCCTGATCTCGTGGACTGGGTCAAGGCGATGCCGGGACGGAAGTGGGACCCCAAGAAGAAGCTGTGGACGTTCCCGCTGACGCCGGTATCGGTCGAGCGGCTCCGCCACGCCCCGGCCCACGTGAAGATCCCCGATGACGCACCCCTCGTAGCCTTGGAACGCGTCTGGGCCGAGAACGCCCAGGCATCCAGCGCGACCGCGGCGCAGATCAAGATCGAGGGGCTCCACGGGGAACTGCTGCCCTTCCAGGCCGCAGGCGTGTCTTACGCGCTCGCGAACGGCCGCACGCTGATCGCTGACGAGATGGGACTCGGCAAGACGATCCAGGCCATCGCGACGGTCCAGGCCGCGAACGCCTACCCGGCGCTGGTCGTGGTCCCGGCCGTCGTGAAGCTCAACTGGAAGCGCGAATGGCACAAGTGGGTGCCCGACGCCACGGTGGCCGTCGCCTCCGGCAGGACCCCACCGGAGTGCTTCGTGTTCTCCGATCCGGGCAAGACGGTCCTTGTCGTGAACTACGACATCTTGGAGGGTTGGACCCCCACGCTCGGAAAGATGGGGTTCGCCTCGATCGTCTTGGACGAATCGCATTACGTGAAGAACTCCAAGGCGAAGCGATCGAAGGCAGCGAAGAAGCTCGCTAAGGACATCCCTCTCAGGTTGCTCCTCACGGGAACCCCGGTGCTGAACCGCCCGGTCGAGCTGGTCTCACAGCTCGACATCGCCGGGCTGATCCAGCACTTCGGGGGCCCTTGGAGCTTCCTGAAGAGGTACTGCGATGCTCACCAGACGCAGTACGGGTGGGACTTCTCGGGTGCGTCGCACCTGGACGAACTCCACGACAAGCTCCGCCAGGTCGGCTACGTCCGGCGCACGAAGGCGCAGGTCCTGTCGGAACTCCCGGCGAAGCGCCGGGCGACGGTGCCGGTCGAGCTGGCGGATCGCGAGCGATACGCCGAGGCGCTGCGTTCGCTGAGGCGATGGTGCCGCGAGAAGGTCGAATCCGATACGGAGCTGATGGCGCTCCTGGAGGATCTCGATCCATCCGAACAGGAACGCAGGGTCGAGGTCCTTGCCGAGCTGAAGCAACGCCGGATGGAGCAAGCCGAGGCGCTCACGAAGATCGAGGCGTTGAAGCAGGTGGCGGCCGAGGAGAAGCTCCCCGAGGTCCTGGCCTGGATCTCGAACTTCTTGGACTCCGGCGAGAAGCTCGTGGTGTTCGCTCACCACAAGCACATCGTTCAGAGGTTGATCTCCCACCTCCACGCACAGGGAACGTACGCCGTATACATCGTGGGGGACACCCCGATGGATGCTCGACAGGCAGCGGTCGATTCTTTCCAGAACGACGATAACTGCCGGGTGCTCGTGGGCAACATCCAGGCGGCCGGTGTCGGGATCACCCTCACGGCTGCCTCGAACGTGGCGTTCGTAGAGCTGCCCTGGCGGCCGGGCGATCTCGACCAGGCTGAAGATCGCTGCCACCGCATCGGACAGACCGACTCGGTGACGGCGTGGTATCTCCTGGCGGCCGACACGATCGACGAGATGATCGCCAGGATGCTCGATGACAAGCGCACCGTGGTCGATGCCGCCACGGACGGAAAGCTCTCCTCCTCAGACGGTTTAGTGGCAGCCCTGATGCGAGAGCTGGCGAAGGGAGGCGACTGATGGATACGATCCCCGAGGTCAACTGGACGGAGTACGTGAAGAAGTACCCGCTGAAGGTCCGCCAGGAGTGCGCAGCGGCTCGGAACACCCAACTGCGCGTGACCGCGCTGCGTGAACAGATGACCGACGAAGGAAGGAAGCTCCGGGCGCAGGCACTCCGGCTGAACCGGGTCTACGGGATGAATCCCCACCTGATCTCGCGGATCCTGGGGATCAGCCGGACCCGCACCCTGGAGATCCTTGACCGGAAGTAGATTGCTGATCTCGCCAGGTTCCCTGTAAGGTACGTGTGCGACTAGAGAAAGCCCTCCGGTTGACCGGGGGGCTATTCTCTTTCCCCCGACACCCGTTGCACTCGCATCCCTCGCCGAGAGGGAGCTTGCAGAACGTCTTGCGGTTCCGGATCCGACGGTTCATGGCTCGGCGAAGATCGTCATCTCGTCATGCTTCCCTCCTGTGACGTTCCATGAACGGGAGATCCCTGAACGCCGTCAGCTCGGGGATCCACTTCAGGCGGTCCGTTCCCTGCTGGCCGTTGCGGTTCTTCGCGGTGATGACATCGACCGGAGCCCCCGAGGCAGGGATCGGTTCGTCCGAGGGACGATGGAGGAACATGACGACATCAGCGTCCTGTTCCAGCGCCCCGGAATCCCTGAGATCGGAGAGCCTGGGCAAGGACTTCCCTCGCGACTCGATCTCACGGTTCAACTGTGCACAGGCGAACACCGGAACATCGAGCTGGCGGGCCAGGAGCTTCAGGCTGCGAGAGATCTCGGAGACCTCCTCGTTCTTCGAGGCGGTGCGCTTGTGGTGATGGGCGAGCTGGATGTAATCGACGACGACCAGCCGGAGCCCTCGAACACGACGCGCTCGTGAAGCCATCGCGAGCACCGTGTCGATCTCGGCATCGTAGACGTGGATCGGCAGCCGCGCCACCTCGGAGGTCGCCTGTACGAGATCAGCCCAGTCGTCATCACGGGTCCTCCCAACCCGGATCCGGGTGTAGCTCACGCCCGCGCGGGCGCAGATCATCCGCTGCGCCAGCTCCTGAGCACCCATCTCCAGCGAGAAGAACGCGACCTCGTGACCCTCGAACGCAGCGTGCATCGCCGCCCCCGTCACGAACGATGTCTTGCCCGTCCCGGGTCTCCCGGCCACGATGTAGAAGCTCCCGGGCTGGAGACCGAACAGGCGGTAGTCGATGTCGGTGTACCCGGTGGGGATCCCCGTGATCGGATCGGGAACACCGTGCATGTACTCCAGACGGTCCAGCACCTCGTTCGTCGCCTCGGCCCACGGCACCTCGACCCCGCGGATCCTCCGCTCCGTCGCACGGAACACGAGCTGCTCCGCGACCTCCGCCACCTCCTGCGAGGTCGCAGACTCCTCCGCGGCACGCTCGACGACCTCTTGCCCGAGGACCATCAGCGAGCGCAGCATCGCCTTATCCCTCACCGTGTTGATGTGAGCGTGAACACCGACCGGCGTCAGGACCTCCACCGCCATGTCCCGCAGGACCAGCAGCTCCTCGGAGGTCGCCCCGGTCTTGCGGACCTCCTGCATCACCACGATCGGATCGATCGGATGCCCGTCGGCCACGAGCTTGCGGATGATCTCGAAGATCTGGCGATGCGCCGAGGAGTAGAAATCCTCGGCAACGAGACGATCCACGACCGAGGCGGCCAGGTCGGCAGACATCATCGCGGTGCCGAGAACCTGACGCTCGGACTCCAACGCCGACGGCATCTTGAACTCAGCCATCGCCGATCCTTTCCATGAAGATCTCGAACAGAAGGTCCTCGGGGATCTCCACCCACCCGAACAATCCGAAACCTCGCAGCGGGTCGGCGTGGAGCGTGTCGAGGAAGTCGAACTCACGCAGGAAGAACCGCCAGGGATGGAGGTTCGCCCGGGCCACGAGGAGAGGCCACTTGTACCCGCCCCCGATCGTGCGCTCGTTGTGCTGATCAGTGAGCTTCCCGAGGTCACGGAGCGTGGCCTTCAGGAAGGTCGAACCCGGCAACGTGCGCAACCCTCCGGCCTCGACCCGCTCGTCGTACTTGACCTCGACGATCAGCTTCAGCGGGCGATCGACCTGGGTACGCTTCACCAGGAGATCACCGGGGAACGGGCTCAGATCCCCTGCACCGTAAGATCGCAAGGCACCGGAGCCGGGCGCTCGCATCGTGCCCTCGTACCCGTGACGACGGAAGATGTCGACGACCTCACGCTCACCACGGCTCCCCTTGTCCCGCGGGCGCTTGCGCGCCTTCATCGATCCCTCAGGAGGGATCGCCAGACCTGTTTCGGGTTCGCGTGCGCTTTCACACGAACCGATCGTCGTGTCTGTCCGGTGCGGATGATCCAGCCCCGCC